CTAATTTCTACTAACATAGTGTAGTAACCTCGTTTCTGCGTTGTATTCTATTTGACCTAGAGCATAAAGACAATCAAGGACTTCAATGAAATCACCGACATCTTCGGTATTTTTTTTAACAGTATTATAAAGTTCAGAAACTGTCATATCACTGTCTTCCAGAATATTTAATAAGACTGGAAATCTGGAGATAACACTCTCATTAAAACTATTTATTTTATTGGGCAAGCGCATGGAACACCTCACAATTCTGCACAAAGAAAGCTACTATGATTTCGCAGGCAAGTATGCTTTGTGCATTTGTTTTATTTTTAAACCAATCCACTAAATGTTGAAATATTTCATCTTGTGTAAGACCTGATGTTTGAAGACGCCTATAACTTCTCTGAACATCATTCGCTACATCTTCGAAGTGAAGTAATCCTTCTCTTTCAAGTTGTGAGAATAGGGACTTTATAAACTTGTAGTAAGGAACTACAAAACCTTCAGTTTTAATAATTAACGGGATATTACTCTTTATGATTTTTTCTCTTACCCGTAAAGCTTTGTAGCTTAATATATCCGAAAGTTGTTCTTGTGAAGCGCCAGGGATCTGGCGAATTACAGCTTCTATTTGTTCTTCCAAATACATTTTATCTAAAGTTTCAAAGGCAACATAATTGCGATGTAGCCTGTTTTTTATGTCTATCAACTGAGCACATTCTTCTCGAGTGGTATGGGAAGTATATCGATTTGCGCATTCAAGACAGAGTGCTATTTTTCTATTCAATACTTCGCTATTACCATCAATCAATTCACCTAACTCTGCAAGCTGCTCTTCTGAAGGATGCGGTGGAATGATATCCGTAATTTTATAACCGCTGAGGCTAATACTATTTTTTTCACTCACTAGGGGTTTGCCACAAGAAGGGCATAGACTATTTGCTTCCATCAGTAGATAGAGATCTGAATCTGGTACTGCATTATTTAAGTTGGAAGTAACAGGAAGAATTGTAGTGCTTGTTACAAGAGAGACATTCGGATTAACACAATTCTCCAATATAGATGCAAAAATATCTGCACATGTATTTGGTACATCAAAGTCACTTGCATCATAACCACGTGCTCGTAGAGCCTCTTTTAATAAGCCAATAGTGTCAATAGGTAAAGTGCCAATATAGTCTTCAAACTTTCCTTTATCTAAATGAGCAATTACTTTACCAGCATTAGGCTTGCTAATTTTTCGATTACCATTATAAAACTTCTCAAGAGTGCTTATATTCATAGCTGCAAATGGATTATATTCGTCATTTAAATCTTTCTGGACATCATCATCATTTGAAGGATCTTCCATCATGTTAGTAAATAACGAAAGGACAAAGTCAGATGTTTTATTCCCTCCGCCGCAGAATGGATATAGCATTTTTGCAAAATCACTAAATGTCAAAATATTGGCCACCTCGCTTCTTCTTCAATAAATTGTCCGCAGATGTCCGGAAATGTCTGGGCTTGTTCTGCGGCTTTTTCTTTGCTCAATTATACTAAAAACAAGTTCTTAAACATTATATCGCTATATTACAGATATTTCAATTTATTTATCTATAAGCTTTGATTGAAACAAGAAAATCAATCTAAATGCTTATAACTTGGCATAAATACACAATGAATTAACAAACAAGAAAGGAAGGTGAAAGGAAAATGAGCGAAGTTAGAAACCTAGACGGAAGACTTGTATGCCGCGTTGATGATGCTTCCGGCACAGTGGAAATCAAGATAAAAGATTGTATCACATTGATTAAATTGAACCCCGATGGCACAACAGAAATCATTAATGTAAAGAATCCAGCAGCTTAAAAAGCAACTAATCCAAGTTAATAAGAATCCGCGAGACCGTTGACGGCAGTGCGGAATACCTGAAAAGGTGTTCCACTGCCGTCTTTTTCTGTCTTACGGATGATGAATGGCTCCCGCGGATTTCAAAACCAAATTTTGAAAACCAAAGGAGTCAAATTATGTTGAGAAATTTTAAGACCAGCCAAAAGAACCGCACTAACTACATCTATTACACATTAGAAGGAACAAAGATCGTGATTGCGCCAGGTGAAGATGGCGTCACAGAAGCTGACATAGAGCTGTTGCATACAATGGACGACAAGGAAGTGGACGAGCAGCGTCGGTACGACTACCGTGTACCCACTCATCTGGATGCTTATCATGACGGTGAGAACGATGCAGCTGATGACCGTAACAAATATCTTGCTGATGATAGCGTAAATCCAGAGGCGTTATACATAACAAATGAAGAGGAACAAGAACATCAAGCATATCTGGACAAGCTAGCCGCAGCGATGGAGTGCTTATTGCCTCAACAGAAAGAACTTTTTAAGAAGGTATATCTGGATAAACGTTCAAACACAGATATTGCTGCAGAAGAAGGTGTCACAGAAGCGGCCATCCGTAATCGCCTTAAAAAGATTCAAGAAAAACTTAAGAAATATTTCTTCTAAATAGGGGGGTTCGAAAGAACCCTCTTTTTCGCATATCGATGAGGGGCAGGAAATTGCCTCTCCGGAAAGGAGACGGAAAATGAGCCTTAAGCACAAGGTAACGATCAATGTGGCAAAACCCGGAGGTATACGAAGTCCAGTTTTGCAAAGCAGCAGACAGACGATCCGCAGTAAACTGCTCAATCTGTTGTTCGGCGAAAAGGTAAGTCTTATTGTGATCACGCCTGGAGATTCAGTAAATACGGTGGAGATCAAAGAGATCAGGGAAGGAGGTGCGGAGAATGAGCAAAATTAAGCTGCTTCTTGATGTGGTGTCGGATCTGCGTTCATTAGCTGACAGCGTTCAGGCAGTAGCTGAAGCAATAATGGAAAACGAGTCAGCAGAAACTCATCAGTCAGAGATGCCTGAGCCAGAAAAAGAACCTGAAGTGAAGAAAGTAACTCTTGAAGAAGTACGAGCGGTTCTGGCTGGAAAGAGCCATGAAGGCTTCACGGCTGAAGTGCGAGCACTTCTTTTGAAGTATGGTGCATCGAAGCTTAGTGAAATTGATCCGGCAAAGTATGCTGCACTTCTTGCGGATGCGGAGGGGATGAAATGAGTAAGCACGCTATACTCTCAGCATCCGGGGCGCATCGGTGGATGAATTGTACTCCATCGGCAAGGCTGGAGCTTGAGTTTGATGACAAAAGCGGGTCTGCAGCAGCTGAAGGAACAGCAGCACACGAGCTCAGTGAACACAAGCTTCGTAAAGCATTAAAAATGAGGTCTAAGAAGCCGGTTTCCCCATTCGATTCCGATGAGATGGATTCCTACACCGACGGTTATGTGGAGTTTATCCTTGAAATCATCGAACAGGCAAAGCAGTCCTGCAATGACCCGCTGGTGTTGATTGAGCAGAGGTTGGACTTCACCAAGTATGTGCCTGATGGGTTTGGCACTGGCGACAGTTTGGTTATAGCTGACGGAACGCTTCACATCATTGACTTCAAGTATGGACAGGGCGTTCTTGTGAACGCAGAGGACAATCCTCAGATGAAGCTCTATGCATTAGGTGCACTAGAACTTTTCGATGGCATATACGACGTCAACACAGTGGCCATGACTATTTACCAACCTCGCCGGGAAAATGTCAGTACGTTCACGGTTTTTAAGGAAAGCCTGTACCAGTGGGCGGAGGAAATTCTCAAGCCTATAGCAGAGCTGGCCTTTGCAGGGGAGGGTCAGTATTGCCCCGGCGAATGGTGTCAGTTCTGCAGGGCGGCTGTAAAGTGCCGGGCTAGAGCAGAATCCAAAATGAAACTTGCTACGTTCGAGTTTGCCTTGCCGCCGTTGCTTTCTGATGAAGAAATCGCATTGATACTTTCATCAATCGGCGATCTGACCAACTGGGCTAATGAAATCATGTCCTACGCCACAGATACGGCTGTGAATCATGGCAAACACTGGCCGGGATACAAGGTGGTCGAAGGCCGATCCAACCGCAAGTACGCTGACGAAGAAGCAGTCGCTGAGACGGCGAAAGAAGCCGGATATCGCGATATCTACAAGCAAAGCCTCATCACTATTACCGAAATGGAAAAGCTGATGGGCAAACCCAAATTCAATGAAATCCTTGGAAGCCTGGTCATCAAGCCAACGGGGAAACCGACGCTAGTTCTTGTATCGGATAAGCGTCCGGAAATAAATACATCAATAGCAAAAAATGATTTTATGGAGGTTTAATATTATGTCAAATACAGTAAACAGAACAAATTCCAATCCTGGAAAGAGCCCTACAAAAGTAATCACCGGTATCGTACGCTTGTCCTACGCCAATGTATGGGAACCCAAATCTATCAACGGTGGAGCTGAAAAATTCAGCGTAAGCCTGATCATCCCCAAAAGCGATGTGAAGACGCTATCCGCAATTAATGGAGCAATCGATGCAGCCATTGAAGAGGGCAAAGGCAAATTCGGAGGCAAGGTTCCGAACAAGGCTGCGATCAAGCTTCCCCTCAGGGATGGAGACATCGATCGTCCTGATGATGAAGCCTATGCCGACAGCTACTTCATCAACGCTAATAGCAATACTGCACCACAGGTCGTCGATAAAAACGTCAATCCTATTCTTGATCGCTCTGAGGTTTACTCCGGCATCTATGCAAGGGTTAGCATCAATTTCTATGCTTTCAACTCCAATGGTAATAAAGGAATCGCCTGTGGCCTCGGCAATATCCAGAAAATCCGTGACGGTGAACCGCTGGGTGGCAGAACAAATGCCGCTGATGATTTTAGCACAGATGTAGACGACGATTTCTTATCATGATTAAGCTCAACATAGATTTAGAAACATATAGTAGTGTGGACCTCGCCAAAAGCGGGGTCTATCACTATACAGAAGCTCCGGATTTTGAAATTCTCCTCTTCGGTTATAGCGTTGATGGCGGGCCGGTTCAGGTGATTGATCTAGCAAGTGGTGAAATGCTACCGGAAAGCATAAGAAACGCGATCTTCGATGAGAGCGTTACAAAGTGGGCATTCAATGCTCAGTTTGAGAGGGTCTGCTTGTCCCGATATTTTGACAGATGGCTGAAGCCGGATTCTTGGCGTTGCACGATGGCATGGTCTGCTTACCTTGGCTTGCCTTTATCTCTGGAAGGTGCAGCGTTGGTCACAGGAGCCGACAAGCAGAAATTGACCGAAGGAAAAGACTTGATCCGGTACTTTTCAGTTCCATGCAAACCCACTCAGGCAAATAGTGGTCGCTTGAGAAACCTGCCGGAACATGCAGCAGATAAATGGGAGAGGTTCAAAGCCTATAATATCCGCGACGTCGAAGCCGAGATGGCGATACAGTCGCGACTTGAGAAGTTCCCCATGCCGGAGGACGAGTGGCAGAATTACATCTTGGACCAGCAGATCAATGACAGCGGTATCCAGTTGGACATGGAGCTTGTAGAACAAGCCATAAAGTGTGATGAGAAATCAAGAGCACAACTCACTGGGGCAATGCGTGATCTGACAGATCTGGAGAATCCAAACTCAGTCGCTCAGATGAAAGCATGGCTTGCAGAAAACGGTCTAGAAACTGAAAGCTTGGATAAAGCATCTGTGAAGGAGCTATTACAGACCGCACCAGAAAAATTAAGCCGAGTTCTGGAGCTAAGACAGGCACTCGCCAAGTCCAGCGTCAAGAAATACACAGCGATGAAAAATGCTGTCTGTTCTGATGGTCGAGCACGCGGGCTTTTGCAATTTTATGGCGCCAATAGAACAGGGAGATTCGCGGGGCGTTTGATCCAGGTTCAAAATCTCCCACAGAACCACCTTCCAGATCTGGAGCAGGCACGCAGCCTTGTTCGAGCAGGACAGTTTGATGCCATGGAGGTGCTTTATGATTCTATACCTGTTGTCTTATCCGAGCTTATCCGGACTGCCTTTGTTCCTAAGGTAGGGTGCAAATTCATAGTTGCAGATTTTAGTGCCATTGAAGCAAGGGTTATTGCCTGGTTGGCGGGCGAATCATGGAGAAATGATGTGTTTGCTACACATGGCAAGATTTATGAAGCCTCAGCAGCGCAGATGTTCCGAGTTCCTATTGAAGAAATTACAAAAGGAAGTCCACTGCGGCAGAAAGGTAAAATTGCGGAATTGGCTCTGGGCTACGGTGGATCTGCAGGTGCGCTGAAGGCGATGGGAGCACTCGATATGGGCCTTTCCGAGGAAGAATTAAAGCCACTTGTATCTGCATGGCGAAACGCTAACCCTAACATTGTAAGGCTTTGGTGGGATGTCGATAGTTCAGTGAAGACAGCGGTCAAAGAGAAAACCAGGACGGAAACACACAGCATCCAGTTTGAATACTGCAGTGGAATGCTGCTTATTAGGCTTCCGTCAGGCAGGCAGCTTACTTATGTGAAACCTCGAATGGGAGTTAACAGCTTTGGCAGCGAGTCGGTGACTTATGAAGGTGTGGGTTCGACGAAGAAATGGGAACGCATCGATAGCTATGGTCCCAAATTCGTGGAAAACATTGTGCAGGCAATTGCCAGAGATATTCTCTGTTATGCTATGCGGTGTTTGGACCAGGCAGGCCATAAGATTGTGATGCATGTCCACGACGAAGCGGTAATAGAGGCACCGGTTGAAACATCAGTTCAAGGTGTCTGCTCCATTATGGGAGAAACACCGCCTTGGGCTAAAGGCCTTTTGCTCCGCGCTGATGGTTATGAATGTAATTTTTATAAAAAAGATTAATTTGAGGGGGTTCGAAGCCCTCTCTTTTTTTGCATATAGCTGAGGGCAGTCTATGCCGCCTTACAACTATAGCAGGAGGTTCACAATGAACGATTTAAAAATTTTTAACTACGAGGGTAACGAGGTACGCACTGTTCAGAAAAACGGAGATACCTTGTGGGTACTGAAAGACGTTTGTGCGGTGCTTGGCATTTCAAAGTACCGCGATACTGCGGAAAGGCTCGACGCAGACGAAAGGGTGCCGGTCAGGGTGGACACCCTTGGTGGAGCACAAGACATGATTTGCATCAATGAAAGCGGTCTTTATAATGTGATCCTTCGCTCTGACAAGCCAGAAGCTAAGAAGTTCAAGCGCTGGGTAACCCATGAAGTGCTGCCGTCTATCCGAAAACATGGACTCTATGCGGCTGATGAGCTGCTTGCCAACCCAGACCTTTGGATCAGGGCACTGCAGGAACTTAAAGCAGAGCGAACTAGGAATGCTGCTCTTGTTGCCACCATCAGCATTCAGGAACAGCAGATTGCTGAAATGCAGCCCAAGGCAAGCTATTACGATGTGGTTCTAAATTGCAAGGATGCAGTAGCCATCACAACAATTGCGAAGGATTATGGCAGATCAGGTCGCTGGCTGAACGAATATCTTCATGATCTGGGTGTGCAATTCCGTCAGGGTAATATATGGCTTCTTTATCAGAAACATGCTCAGCATGGATATACCGCAACCAAGACTCATAGCTATCCAGGCGGCGACGGCAGCATGCACTCAAAGGTTCATACTTACTGGACTCAAAAGGGACGTCTGTTTATCTATGAACTGCTGAAATCACATGGCATACTCCCGCTGATTGAGCAAGAATCGGATCTCGAGGTGGTGTAGCTATGGACAAGTACAACGCAGAAGGCTACCCAGATCCAACAGCCGCAGAAGCTCTGACTAATGTAGAACGAGAAGAAAAAGCCAAAAGCTATAGACCTTGCGTGTTCATATGTTCACCCTTTGCCGGAGAGATAAAAATCAATCTTGAGAATGCCAGAAAATACTTGAGATTTGCGGTGGATAAAGGAGCGATACCCTTCGCTCCTCATCTGCTATATCCGCAAATAATGGATGATCATGATCCGGAGGAGAGAAAAATGGGATTATTCTTCGGTATGGTCTGGCTTAGAAAGTGTGATGAGCTATGGGTGTTTGGAAGTCATATTTCAAGTGGGATGCGGACAGAAATCAATAAAGCAACGAAGCATCGTATGACCATTAGATACTTCACCGAAAACTGTAAGGAGGTGCAGAAGATATGAAAATAGCGGTTGGTAACAGCCGTATGGATAAAAAGTGGAAGAACAAAGACATAACTTGGGAGGATTTTACCGCCCGAGTTATGACAACCATACGGACTACAGAAACGGTATCCGAGTTTCGTAAGTTGAGTCGTGCCAGACAGGATTCTATAAAAGACGTGGGCGGTTTTGTTGGTGGTGCTCTTCGTGAAGGTAAGCGTCGAAACGGATTTGTCTTAAGTCGTTCTCTCCTGACTCTCGATATGGACTATGCAAAGCCCGGAATTTGGGACCAGATTGAATCACTACATGATTTTAAATGCTGCATCTATTCAACTCATAAAAATACACCTAATGCTCCCAGGCTCAGGCTGCTTATTCCACTTGCCCGTGAAGTCAGTGAAGATGAATATCCGGCACTGGGCCGCATGGTAGCAAAGGAAATAGGAATCGATCTGTTCGACGACACCACCTATGAAGCATCAAGGCTGATGTATTGGCCATCTACACCATCTGACGGAGAGTTTGTATTTAAGGAAAAAGACGGAGATTTACTTGATCCTGATTTGTATCTTTCCAAATATGCTGATTGGCGTGATACCTCTACGTGGCCAGTATCATCTCGGCAGTCGGAGGTGGTCCAGCGAAAGATAACCCAACAGGCAGATCCACTTTCCAAGGAAGGCGTAGTCGGAGCATTTTGCAGGGCCTATACCATTGAAGAAGCCATTGATAACTTCCTGAAGGAAATATATGAACCAAGTGCAATGAATGGCCGCTATGATTATATCCCGGCAGACTCTTCATCTGGACTAGTTATCTATGACGGTAAATTCGCATACAGTCACCATGCTACTGATCCTGCCTGCGGGAAGCTCCTCAATGCTTTTGACCTTGTTCGTGTCCATAAATTTCGTGACATAGATGATAAGGTCGCTGAAGATACGCCGCCAAGCAAGCATCCATCCTACAAAGCAATGTCCGATTTAGCAATAAAAGATGAACGTGTGAAGGAACAATTCGCAGAGGAGCGCAGGGCGCAGGCTGAGAGCGAGTTTCAGGATGAGGATTGGCAGAAGCAGCTGGAGCTAGAAAAGACAGGGGCTGTAAAAAACACCTTAAGAAACCTCACGATCATAATCGAAAATGATTTGAACCTAAAAAGTATTGTTTTCAATCAGCTCTCAGACAATCTGGAGATCAAAGGCGATGTTCCCTGGACACACCCCTCAAGGTTTTGGAGGGATGCAGATGATGCGCAGCTTGTCAGTTACATCGATACCCACTATGGCACTTTCTCTGCCCGCAACTATGACATCGCAGTGGCAAAGGTGACTGACGACCGATCCTATCACCCAATCCGAGAGTTTATTGATTCATTACCTGAGTGGGATAAAGTACCTCGCGTTGATACTTTACTGATTGATTATCTCGGGGCTTCTGACAATCCCTATGTGAGATCAATAACCCGAAAGACCCTCTGTGCAGCCATAGTTCGTGTTATGAATCCAGGCTGTAAGTTTGATTCTATGCTGGTTCTGAATGGTCCGCAGGGTGTTGGGAAAAGCACGCTCATAGCCAAACTAGGCGGTGAGTGGTTTTCTGACTCACTGAGCCTTTCAGATACAAAGGACAAAACCGCCGCTGAGAAGCTGCAGGGCTATTGGATACTTGAGATTGGAGAACTTGCCGGGCTGAAAAAAGCGGAAGTGGAAACGCTGAGAAGTTTTCTATCTCGCCAGAATGACATCTATCGTGCCAGTTTCGGACGAAGGGCGACACCACACCTGAGGCAATGTGTGTTTTTCGGAACCACCAATGCAGAGAAAGGATACTTGAGGGACACTACGGGTAATCGACGCTTCTGGCCCATAAAAACTCCCGGTAACGGCAGTAAACAATCGTGGCAACTCACCCAAGAAGAGGTATTGCAAATATGGGCTGAGACATTGGTATACACAAAAGCTGGTGAAAAACTGTACCTTGACGCAAGTCTTGAAAAGCTCGCCAAAGATGAACAACGGGAAGCCATGGAATCCGATGAGCGTGAAGGGCTGGTGCGCGATTACCTTGACACCCTTTTGCCAGAGGACTGGGATAGCATGGACACCTTTGAGCGTCGAAACTTCATAAGTGGTTCAGAGTTCGGAGATAGCCATCGTGTCGGAGTACGAAAGCGAACATCGGTTTCCAACATGGAGATCTGGTGTGAGTGTTTCGGGAAAGATCGTGCTAACATGCGAAGGCTTGATGGAAATGAGATCTCAACGATCATGGCGGGGATCGGTGGCTGGAGTGGTCTGGTGAAAAAAGAGCGAATCCCGATTTATGGACCACAGTGGCTGTATGTTCCCAACCCATGATGAAGTTTGGAACATTGGGAACACCACCTCTTTGGGAACTGACATGACTCGTTCCGATGAACCCACAAATGCATTTCGGTACATCACATCGGAACGGGCGTCAGCCCCTGAAAAAGCAGGGTGCGAAATGGCAAGTGTACCAGTGTTCCTAAAATCATTATTAAAAATAATTCTATAAGAAAAGAAGATACAACACCTGCAGACGCCCGTTTGCGCGCGTATAGAGTCTTTTTGGATTTAAGGAACATGGAGGAAATATGAGAGAGAAAATTATAGAACAAAAATTGGTTAGAGAAACGAAAGACAAAAGTGGCCTGGCGTTAAAATTCACATCACCCGGTCTTGATGGAATGCCGGACCGATTGGTGCTTTTACCGGGAGGGAAGATGGCCTTTGTCGAATTGAAAGCTCCGGGTAAAGCAATGCGCCCACTGCAGGAAAAGCGAAAAAGACAGTTAGAAGCACTTGGATTTTTGGTATTCTGCATAGATCAAACGGAGCAAATTGGGGGGATACTTGATGAAATATCGGGAGGTAGTAACTCATGCCAGCAAAAAATAGAGTAACCGTAAATTGTGATTGGTGCGGGAAATCAATTGAAAAGTGGCCATCTACGATAAAAAAGCACAATTTCTGTTGCCGTAAGTGTTTAGCTGATTTTAGCAACAAAAGTAAAAATTCTAAAGGCTATAGAAAACTTAAAGACTATACAAAAATTGGTAAACATCTTACTAAGCTAAATCAAGAATTAAACCCCTCTCGAATGACAGTAGAGACAAGACAGAAATTGCGAGAATATCGCTTAGGTTCTGGTGATGGAGTTACCTATACAAAGTTATTTGGAATTCATGAACATCGAGTTGTAGCAGAGCAGATACTTGGCCGACAACTGACCAAAGATGAGGTGGTTCATCATATCGATGGCAATAAGAGAAACAACAGCCCAGATAACATTCATGTATACCCTTCGCAGTCAGAACATGCAGCATATCACGCAAAATTAATTGCTTTCTTATTCGGCGAAGGAGGTGATGCCCGATGAAGTTCATACCACATGATTATCAGCAATATGCCGTTGATTACCTTCTTGAAAAACCGGTGACAGCTGTATTCCTTGATATGGGCTTGGGTTGAGGTAAAACAGTAATAACTCTTTCCGCAATCTTTGATCTCACACTCGATAGCTTTCTGATTCGAAAGGTTCTCGTGATTGCACCACTGAGAGTAGCAAGGGATACGTGGCCCACTGAGATTGAAAAATGGGATCATTTGAATGGACTGACTTACACAGTCGCTGTTGGCTCCGAAGAACAAAGGAAATCAGCACTGCTAAAGCAAGCTCAGCTCTACATTATCAATCGTGAGAACGTTGAATGGCTCATTTCTAGAAGTGGTATTCCTTTTGACTATGAAATGGTCGTGATTGATGAACTGTCATCCTTTAAGTCTCATCAGGCCAAACGGTTCAAGAGTCTATTGAAAGCGAGGCCTTTAATCAAGAGGGTTGTGGGTCTCACAGGTACTCCTTCTTCAAATGGACTGATGGATCTCTGGGCTGAATATCGACTGCTGGATATGGGGCAGCGCCTTGGACGTTTTATAGGGAAATATCGTGAAGACTACTTCAGCCCTGATAAACGCAATCAACAGATCGTATTTTCTTATAAACCAAAACCCGGAGCGGAAGAAATGATCTATCAGAGGATTTCTGACATTACCATCAGCATGAAAGGTTCTGATTATCTTAAATTACCGGAGCTGGTCATCAATGAGGTTCCTGTCAGGCTATCTGAAAAAGAAATGGAAACTGTCGAAACCATGAAGCGGGATCTTGTTGCAATGATCAAAGGTGAAGAGATATCAGCGGCCAATGCAGCTGCACTTTCTGGGAAACTTCTGCAAATGGCTAATGGAGCAGTCTATGATGATGAAGGTGCTGCAATTCATATACATGATCGAAAGCTAGAAGCATTAGAGGACTTGATCGAAGCAGCCAATGGCAAACCTGTCCTCATTGCATATTGGTTCAGGCACGATCTTGCCCGGATCAAAGAAAGATTTGCAGTCGAAACCTTAGACAGCTCTGATTCCATAAAAAGATGGAACAACGGTGAAATTCCGATAGCAGTCATACATCCAGCGTCTGCTGGACATGGACTGAACCTTCAGGCTGGCGGTTCAACCCTAATATGGTTCGGGTTGACTTGGAGTCTGGAACTCTATCAACAAACCAACGCCAGGCTTTGGAGACAAGGTCAAAGGGAAACGGTAGTTATTCACCATCTTATCGCTAAAGATACGATAGATGAGAAGGTGATGAAAGCACTGAAAGATAAGGACAATACCCAAGCCGCACTTATTGATGCAGTCAAAGCAACATTCAAAGGAGGTTCGATGAGATGAATATAGTTTGGCACTACCTAGATAAAAAGATGGCAGCGATCAATGCGCTCAAGGATTACAGCAATATGGAATACATCATTGAGCATACGGATGAAGACATCGCTACCATTCATGAAAAGATAGAATCACCGAGGAGTTCGGTTCCAACCGGAATGCCGAGTGCACATAATCCTAAGGCAATAGAGGATCGTCTGGTTTTTGGTATTGATGAGATTGATGTGCTTAAGGAACGTTATAGACAGGCCTTGGAGTACATGAAATGGTTCAAGCCCGCATGGGAGACACTCGATGGGGATTCGCAATTTATCCTGAATGAATTCTTTGTCCGAGATATTACAAAGACCGAGGCCATCCTAAATGTTAGTGAAGAGCTTCATATTGAACGTTCATGGGTTTACAAGAAAAAGGAAGATGCACTGCGTCAGCTGACGCTACTCCTTTATGGAATTTAGGAGTGGACAAATAGCGGACGCAATTTACAAAAAACCATATTAGAATAGTATTATGGAAAGCTGCAAAGAGCCTTCGTGGGAAATACTGCGAGGGCTTTCTCTATGCCCTAAAGGAGGTGTTTTATGCCGAGAAAACCAAAACGACCATGCTCTCATCCCGGTTGTCCTGAGCTGACAGAGCACCGGTTTTGTGAGAAGCACGCCAAGCAGGAAGCCTCCCGTTATGAGAAGTACGATCGTGACCCGGTAACACGAAAGCGCTATGGCCGGGCATGGAAGCGCATACGTGACAGATACATTGAATCGCACCCGCTCTGTGAAGAGTGTGTAAAGAATGGGGAAATGACACCGGCTACTGAGGTGCATCACATCCTTCCGCTCGCACGTGGCGGTAATCATGATGAAGTGAACCTCAAAGCTCTTTGTACACCTTGTCATTCATCCATCACAGCGCGTGATGGTGACCGCTGGCACGACCGGTAGGGGGTATCAAATCTCTGTAGCTCTTTTGCTGGGGAACGGGCGTAGGGTGTCGTGTGAATTTTTTCATAAGTTTTGGGGGTATTAACCCCCTCATTCAGATCGGAGGTGAATACATGGGTAAAAGAGGTCCGCAGCCAGGAGTAGGTGGCAGGCCGCGAAAGGCTTTAGCGGATAAAATACAGGATGGCAAATCGCGCAATCTTCAAATCGTGCCCTTGCCTGAAGGTGACTCTGAGACAGGATCAGAAATGCCAAAGCCTGCTGATTGGTTGTCGGCTTCCCAAAAGAATGGGCATCCCTTGATAGCCAATGAGATCTACACAGACACCTGGGGATGGCTGTTGAAACACAAATGCAGTCATCTGGTGCCCAAGCAGCAGATTGAGCAATACTCCATGAGCGCTGCTCGCTGGATTCAGTGTGAACAGGCTATTTCTGAATATGGTCTTCTGGCAAAGCACCCAACAACAGGTGCACCGATTGCTTCACCTTACGTGAGCATGGCGCAATCCTTCTCAAAACAAACCAATAGTTTATGGGCTCTGATTTACGCGATAGTAAGAGAAAACAGTCTTACTGATTGCTCGAACTATACTCCACAAGATGATTTAATGGAGCGCCTATTAAGCGCCCGGAAAGGAAAATGATATGGATAATAAATTTTTAACAGCAGAAAGTGTGTGTGAAGGCCATCCAGACAAGCTCTGTGATCTCATCGCAGATAGTGTTTTGGACGCCTGTTTGTGGAAAGACCGCGGCTCTCGCGTGGCCTGTGAGGTAATGGCGACAAAAGGTAAGATAATCGTGGCGGGCGAAATCACCTGTAGCGGTAAAATCGATATTCGAATGATCGTGAGGGATACGCTGCGGAAGGTAGGATACAATCCGTGGAAGTATCTCATTTTTGTTTATGTACACAAACAGAGTCGAGACATCGCAAATGGAGTAGGAAATGCCTTGGAAGCACGCAGTGGCGACACTTCCTGGTATAACACGCTCGGTGCGGGTGATCAGGGGACGATGTACGGCTATGCTACAAGCGAAACGAGGCAGATGCTCCCTCTCCCGGTAGTATTGGCCAACAGCATCACAAAGAGACTTGATCAGGTTCGACATGACGGACTTATCAAAGGAATCAAGCCAGATGGAAAGGCTCAGGTAACAGTAGAGTATGAGGATGGCAAGCCAAAGCGAATTAAAACAATCATCGTATCTGTCCAACACGACGCGGCGAAAGACACTGAGGAATTGATCCGGGATATTTATTCACACGTCCTGTGGAAGTGCTTTGAGGATTTCCCTTTTGATGAAGAGACGGAAGTCCTTATTAATCCTTCCGGCAGGTTTGTTGACGGAGGGCCTTCGGCTGATACCGGGCTGACTGGAAGAAAGTTGATGGTCGATACCTATGGGGGACTTGCAGCCCATGGCGGCGGTGCCTTCTGTGGGAAAGACCCTACAAAGGTTGACCGGTCCGCAGCTTACATGGCCAGGAATATTGCCAAGCATATCGTCTGGTGTGAATTTGCTAAGCGTTGCCAAGTTAATATTGCCTATGCTATTGGAAAGGCTGATCCAATATCGGTCGAAGTGGATACGTTTGGCACAGGAATAGTTTCGGACGCAACGCTTCGCGAAGCGATCAAGGAAGTATGGTGCCTTCGTCCGGCAGCGATTATTGAAATGCTTGATCTGCGGTTTCCTCGTTATAAGGACACAGCGGTATATGGTCATTTTTCTTCCTACTTGTACCCGTGGGAGGATGTCAGGAAATATAAAGAACTTAAAGAGGCGGTGATGCGATTTGAGCAAGACAACCAGTGATATGAGGCTGGTACCGATTCATGAACTGGTACCGTATGTAAATAACGCACGAACACACTCGGCTGCACAGATCACCAAGCTTCGTTCAAGCTTAAGGGAATTTGGCTTCGTCAATCCCATCATCGTCGACCGGGATTACAGTGTGATTGCTGGACATGGTCGTCTGATTGCCGCCAAGGAAGAAGGCTTTTCAGAGGTCCCATGTGTGTTTGTAGACTACTTGACTGAAGCGCAGAAGAAGGCATATATCATCGCTGACAACCGGTATGCAGAGGATGCTGGGTGGGATGAAGAACTCTTGAGGTTAGAGATTGAAAGTCTTCAGGGCATGGAGTTTAATGTTGAACTGCTAGGCTTTGAACCAGCTGAACTCAACAAGCTTCTGACAAACGACGAGGATATTCAAGAAGATGATTTCGATGTGGATGCAGAGCTGCAAAAGCCTGCGCTCACAAAGGCTGGAGATGTTTGGCTTTTGGGAAAACATCGGCTGGTTTGCGGTGACAGTACAAAGTGTGAAACCTATAAAGTTCTGATGGATGGAAAGAAAGCAAATCTGGTAGTCACAGATCCTCCGTACAATGTCAATTACGAAGGATCAGCTGGCAAAATCAAAAACGATAACATGGGCAATGAAGCGTTCTACACCTTCCTCTTTGATGCATTCAAAAGCATGGAAGAGGTTATGGCACAGGACGCTTCTATTTATGTATTCCATGCCGACACGGAAGGCCTGAATTTCAGAAAGGCTTTCTCGGACGCGGGCTTTTATCTCTCAGGGACATGCATCTGGAAAAAACAGAGTCTTGTTCTGGGGCGATCCCCATATCAATGGCAGCATGAACCGGTATTGTTCGGATGGAAGAAAAAAGGCAAACACATGTGGTACTCGGACCGCAAGCAATCTACCATCTGGGAATATGACAAACCTAAGAAAAACGGTGATCACCCGACAATGAAGCCCATAGCCTTGATTGCAAACCCGATCACCAATTCAAGCATGACGGGCTGCATTGTTCTCGATCCCTTTGGGGGTTCAGGTTCAACTCTCATTGCCTGTGAACAAACTGACCGCATATGTCACACCATCGAGCTTGATGAGAAGTTTTGTGATGTTATCGTAAAGCGATTTATCGAGCAGGTTGGTTCTGATGAGCAGGTTTTTCTCCTGCGTGATGGAGGCAACAAAGCCTATGGTGAAATCGTCGCAAACATAGAAACACAGCCTGCAAAACAACAGAATTAACTTGATAATATACAGGTTTAGAGTGATATATGTAACTACCAAAAAGAAAGGTGGTTAATCATATGGAAATCAAATTTAACTGCACAGGCACTGAGCGTAAGGCATTGGTCAATGCAATTGGCGAACTGCTGGAGACCAAACCAGCATACAAAGGAGCTCCGACCTTCGCTTACGACATTGACGGCTTCGTGGTAGACAAAAACGGTGAGCTTTCCTTCGATGAGCACATCGACATCAACAAGGTTGAAATGCTCATTGAAAGGCTGGCAGAGCGCGGCTTCGAAGCTGAGGTCACAAGGAACATCGCAGCAAAGGCTTCTTCAGAAAAAATTCAGGAACCCACAGCCTCTACAAATGAAATTGAGGGACTTGTAATCGAACTGCCAAGGACAACTTTCACTGACACAGCTATTGAGAACCTAAGGCGATTGCTCGAAAGCAAAGGAGAGCTCATTAAGAAAGCTCTTGGAGTGGAGACGCTGCCTATTGAAATTACCGAGGAAAAGGTCAGCTTTCCATGGTTTTCATTTCCGGTAAGCCCAGAGGAGATTAAGGCATATTCACACTTTATCTGCTCGCTAAGTGAATTGGCAAGGGAACAGAAACGAGTGACTGCAAAAGTTAAGGAAACCGACAATGAGAAATATGCCTTCCGATGCTTTCTCCTAAGACTTGGCTTTATCGGCCAGGAATACAAAGGGGAGCGCAAAATCTTGCTTTCAAAGCTGACCGGAAGCTCGGCTTTCAAAAGCGGAGAGTCCAAACAAAAGGAGGCTGAATAAAATGCGCACCATTTCTCCAGAACGACTTCTGCAGCTTAAAGCAAAGTACACACCGGGAACTAGAGTGAGGTTGATTCGAATGAACGATCCCTACTCCAAATTAAGTCCCGGTGAAACTGGCACAGTAACGGGAGTCGATGATATCGGAACCATCCATGTTTCCTGGAACTGTGGTTCGAGCCTTGGTGTAGCTTATGGCGAGGATTCATGTGAAATAGTCAATGATTGATGTGAGGAGGATAAACAGTGAAAGCGCATTTTGTTAGAAAAGCCAGTACGATAGACGACCTGAAGGGTTACGAAAAAGAAAGCGGCAGTCAGTATGCTATCGAGGAAGTTGTTGAGCTTGAGCCAGAAGAGTTCAAAGCATTTTCTGAGAACCTACTTGATGACCATGACTTCATTGCTAAACGCATTGATAAGATGTTCATGGATACCGATAAGGTATGGCACTGCATTCTGGTCAAGGCTAGAGGAGCTGATGAAGGCATACTGGTTGAAAGCGAAGGCTACGATTACGCAAGGTATGCAGCCTACTATCCAGGTACAGAAAACCCAAAAGACCAGATAAAAAGACAGATTATTGCCATCAGGGATACCGGTGAGACCAACATGTTTGATACACCGATGGTTCAGCGAATGTCTTATGAGCGAGGATACTTCGAGCTTGTGACATTTATTGAAGAGTATAAGAAAGAATACTGCCACTTCATTCTCAACGGCGAATTTTAGAATATAAGAAAATGACATTCAAGAAGCCTTTCGGGGCTTCTTTTGTCGTTCATGAATTGAAGGAGGTGACCGCGTATACGAAAGCTGAAGAAATACAAGCCAACCCGGTTTATGAGCAAAGATAGCCATTATAACAAAGCAACTGCGGACTACGCGGTCGGATTTATTGAGTGCCTATCACATACAAAAGGGACATGGGCAGGGAAACCCTTTGAGCTCATTGACTGGCAAGAGCAAATTATCCGCGATGTATTCGGAACTATCAAATCAAATGGGTATCGGCAGTTTAACACAGCTTATGTGGAGATCCCTAAAAAGATGGGCAAGTCGGAGCTGGCAGCCGCAGTGGCGCTCCTTCTTACCTGCGGTGACGGTGAAGAACGAGCTGAGGTTTATGGCTGCGCTGCGGATCGCAACCAGGCATCCATCGTTTTTAATGTGGCGGCTGACATGGTGAGACTATGCCCGGCACTATCAAAGCGAGTGAAAATCCTTGATTCACAAAAGCGATTAATATATTTACCTACCGGGAGCATTTATCAGGTGCTTTCTGCAGACGTTTCAAACAAACATGGATTCAACACCCACGGGGTAGTATTCGATGAGCTCCATACACAGCCTAACAGAAAGCTTTTTGATGTTATGACCAAAGGAAGTGGTGACGCAAGAATGCAGCCACTGTATTTTCTTATCACCACTGCCGGTAACGATACAAACAGCATATGTTATGAGATTCATCAAAAGGCACAAGACCTTCTTGATGGTAGAAAAAACGATCCGACATTTTACCCAGTGATTTATGGGGCGGATGAAGCGGATGACTGGACC